CTATTTCATTTAGATTTATTTCTATTTCTTGTTCCTCTTGTTCTTCTTGTTCTTCTTGTTCTTCTTGTTCTTCTTGTTCTTCTTGTTCCTCGTAAGGAAATTCGGTTCTACATACCGGACAAGTATTAGATTTTTTTAACCATTTTTTAATACCCATACATCCATCTTTTTCAACGTGAAATAAATGTTTATGATCTTTACAGGGTAGTTCTATACATTTATCTCCTATTTTAAAATCTTCTAAACATAAATGACAAGTTTTTCCTTCTTCTTTTATTTCTTTTATTTCAATTTCTTCTAATGAATCCATAAAATCGTTAGAAGATCTTTTAGGTTCATTATTGAGTTCATTATTGAGTTCATTATTGAGATCATTATTGAGTTCATTATTGAGTTCATTACTTAAACCGTTAAGAATAAATGAAACAAGATTAAAATTTCCTTGGGGTAATTCCATTAATATAATAAGAATATATTTAAAAACTTAAATTATTTATCGCACGTAATTTCATTATCTTTTTTCTTCATATTTATCTTTAATCCTTTAACTTTTTTCTCAAATTCACGAAGTGAAATATCACTTTTAACATCTATTTTTTTACCCTTATAGTGTACATTAAATTGTCCTTCTTTAATTCTTTTATAAGAATTAGTATCGTCAGATAAATCGGTAACATTTTTAATTTTATTTAAAATTTTAAAATTCATTTTTTCTGTATCATATTCCGCTAATACAGCATCAACATTATTTAATCCTTTTAATTTAAAAATTTTTCTTAAAATAATACCGTGACTAACAATTACATTTAAATTTTTAGGGTCTAATTTAGGCAATGATTCTTTCATAAAAATATCATGATTATTAGTAGAACAAGATTTAGTTTTTTTTACTAATCTTTTAGTTATTTTTTTCCCTGTCCTTTTATATTTTTTATTTACTTCTCTTACGAATTTATTGGATGTTTTTAAAGATACTCTATTAACCTCTGATCTAAATATTTTTTCATAGGGCGTTGGTCTCTCACTGATATTACAGATTCTTCCAATAGTTTTACTTGTTTTTATTTTATGACCTGATTTTTTTAAACCATCACTTATTAATTTATTCGTTATCATTGTTCGTTTTAAAAGAGAACAATAATAATCAATTTTCTTAAATTGAGGATAAAGTTTTAATAATTGCGGCATTAATACATAACCGAACATAAATGATTGAATGAGACCAATGATAGTGCAATTGGGGGGAGTTTCGAACCCCTGTTTTCTATCTGTTAACCATCTTTTCTTGTATTTAGAATGTATTACGACATTAGAACAAGATTCGCAATGTCTTACCCATAAGACATTAATTTTCATTATAACATATATTATATTTAAAATGCATATACTTAAAATGCCATACTTAGTATAAGATATCCAATCAATCCAACAATAATAGATTTTTTCCATCTATTTTTCATCCCCGAATATATATTAGCCCATGCTTCTACTTGTTCCTCTGTTTTCAATGAATAAAGCATTAGGGGTTGTTTGGGATAGAAATAATAAAAAAGTAATTTAGTTATGAAAATTATACATAAGAATTTACAGACTCTATAATCATCTTTAGGATTAGTTAAAATATAATAAATTCCTAAAAATAATCCAATTATCATTCCTAGAACATATATCATTAATCTTTCGAAAACTATTTCAGAATAAATAACCATCTGGTCGGGATCAAGAGTATCCATAAATTGTATGAATATATCATTGTCTTTTTTCATGTATGACATGTAAATAGACGAAATTAAAAGAGTTATACCAATTAAGCAAGGACTTATTTTCATTATATATTAATACTTGAAAATAATTTAATGGACGGAAAACCTAAATTAATCGACTTCATCGATAGTCGGTCCATTAGAACCCGATTCATCCGAGGGAACCCCGACACCCGAAGGGTGGACAGGCATTTCGGCCCCACCCTGACCTTCGCTATATATCTTCATCATGATGGGATTTAATGTATCATTTACTTCTTTTAATTTATTTTCATATTCATCCTTTGTTCTTTCCTCCAGCAGCCAAGTATCTGTTTCGGTTAATGTATCTTTTACTAATTGAATTTCGGATTCTTCCAACTTGCCCTTAACCTGATCATTATCTATGGAAGATCTTGACTGATAGATCATATTTTCCAAATTATTCTTCGCCTCAATCCTCTGTTTATTTAATTCATCCTCTCCCTTGTATTTTTCGGCCTCTTCCACCATTCTATCAATGTCATCAGATGATAAACGTCCCTTATCATTCTTGATAGTAATATTCTGCTTTTTACCACTACCTTTATCGCAAGCCTCAATATTCATAATACCGTTCGCATCAAGATCAAATGAAACCTCAATCTGTGGAATACCCCTAGGTGCAGGTGCAATTCCCTCCATTTTAAAGTTACCCAATTCATTATTGTCCTTAGTTAATACCCTTTCTCCTTCAAATACCTGAATCATGACAGAATCTTGATTATCTTGATATGTGGAAAATGTCTGAGACTTCTTCGTTGGAATAGTAGTATTCCTTTCAATAAGTTTAGTCATTACACCCCCTGCTGTTTCAATTCCAAGAGAAAGAGGTGCCACATCCAATAATAGTATTTCATCCGCCTTTTCGTTTCCACTCGTTGAACCAGATAAAATCGCCGCTTGAACTGCCGCACCGTAAGCAACTGCCTCATCTGGATTAATACCTTTATTTAATTCTTTTCCGTTAAAATAACTACTCAAGAGTTCCTGAACCTTGGGAATCCTCGTTGATCCCCCGACAAGTACAATATCATTAACCTGAGATTTACTCACACCCGCATCTTGAAGGACCTTAGTTACCGGTTCTATACACTTCTGAAATAAATTCATACACAGAGACTCAAATCGTGCCCGTGTAATACTAGAAAAAAAATCAACACCCTCACAGAGAGATTCCAATTCAATTGAAGCAGAACTACTCGATGATAAATTTCTCTTAGCCCTCTCGCATGCCGTCTTTAATCTCCTTAAAGATCTCTTATTATCCGAAATATCAATCTTATTCTTTCTCTTAAATTCATCTATAAAATATTTCATAAGAATATTGTCAAAATCTTCACCTCCAAGATGAGTATCCCCCGCTGTTGATTTCACTTCGAAAATACCATCATCAATACATAATAATGAAACATCAAATGTACCACCACCAAGATCAAAAATTAACACCATCTTTTCTTCACTTTTCTTATCTAAACCATATGCTATAGCTGCTGCGGTGGGTTCATTAATAATTCGTAATATATTTAGTCCGGAAATCTGTCCAGCATCCTTCGTCGCTTGTCTCTGAGAATCATTAAAATAAGCGGGCACAGTAACAACAGCATCGGTTACCTTTTCTCCAATATAAGCCTCTGCGATTTCCTTCATCTTCACTAAGATCATGGATGATATTTCTTCGGGTTGAAACGTTTTCATTTCTTCTTTATATGAAACCTCTATAACGGGCTTTTCGTCCTTTTCTTTTACACAAAAAGGAAAAGATTTAATATCACCCTGAATAACTGAATCATTAAACTTACGACCAATTAATCTTTTAGCATCGTAAATTGTATTTTCGGGATTCATAGAGGCCTGATTCTTGGCTCCATCGCCTATTAATCTTTCTGTTTCTGTGAAAGCAACATATGAGGGCGTTGTTCGGTTACCTTGATCGTTCGCAATAATTTCACAGCGATTATCTTTCCACCATCCAACGCAACTATAAGTTGTTCCAAGATCAATACCAATCGCAACCATATACTATGTATTATTTTCTGTATTATCTTTTAAGTGATTTTCTTTTATTTCATCGAATATTTTATGAACAATTTCTTTTTTCTTTTTTTCATATTCTTTTTTTAAATTTTTAATGATAACATATTCTTCTCCGCTAATTTTAATAGGATCAATCGTATTTTTCTTTAAAGTTGATGTATCCATTTTTAATAAACAATTAATTAAAAAAAATCAAATTTATTATATTATATAATTATATTATGATATCTGGTAATGATTATAAAGGTCTATATGAGTGTGGATATTTAGATGCGAATTTACAGAATGCTGAAGATATGAACTTAACATGTATTAAAGATAAAAGTAAGGGTGAAGATAAATTATGTACCTCTGATTACAGAAAAATACATGATAATATATCTTTTAATAGTCAATTTATATCTATTAAAAGAGGTATGAATGCCGGATACGGAATACGACCTTATAATTCGGAAGAAAATACCACCAATCAAGATATATCTAAAACGACAGGAGATACAATAGAGGGTTATACCAATTATACCAATATGAATAATTCATTCGTTGTCCCCCCTGGACCCGGTGCCGTAAATGTAGAAGGAAAATGCAGTGAAGGATTTACTTATGATGGTTCCAAGTGTGTTCAAGTCTGTACGAATTGTAAATACAGAGATGGAATGAAATCCCAAGAGTTCAATGAATATGATAAATGTTTCCCAGAAGGAGTATATGATGGAGTCAATAGGGATGGTTCAAGGAGATGTACCTGTGGAAAAAATAATCCATATTGTTCCGATAAATTCTTAAATAGTTTCTATCCCGCGGGAGGATTTATTAAAGACATAAAAAATTTCAATTTCAATGATCTGTTTAATATTAGAAATTTATAAAGATTTACTCACACTTTATCGCACACTTTACCATTCTTGATCAAGGGCTTCCATGCATTCCGCAAGATCCTCATCCCTATTCTGGTTCCTCCGGTTTTCCTTTACTTTATCGCGTGAGATAATTTCTTCTACTTTGTCCTTAACAATATCACAGAGACACTCCGCGAAGTTTTGGAAACTTTCTTTCCCTGCGAAAGATGAAACGGTCATCTTGATCATCTTTTCATCTTCGGAGGGGTGTTCCCCCACGAAAGAAGACCTTTCTCCGTCAACATTATCAATGAAATCATCGCGATCTCTTGGCTCAAATTGATCAATCTTCAGGAATGATTTCTGGCACTTCTCCAAGTCTTCCTCAGTGAATGACTCATCCATAAACTCTGTTGCGCTATTCTTCAGTTCCCTAACACCCGACCCCCCGGATCCAATGAGAAGAGGAATCAGATGCTGGGGGAACGTAGCATAGATATTGTAGAACATCTTCCTCTGAGGCCTCTTAAATGAATCCTGATACTTGTTGAGATGGAGCATGATGAACTTGAACATCTCATCCGATTCACATTCGATCGTAGCTAAAACGATCTCCTTCTTGTCCCTGTTCATTCCACGATTGAGCTTCACGAATATCTTCCCGGGGATAATGTTCTTCTTCTCATGATCTTCATCCAGAGACTCCTGGTAGGTCTTGAAAGATCTCCAGGCGGGCGTGATGACATTCTTCTTAAGTGATGGGAATTTCCTCATATGAGGTTTTCCTTCGCAGACCTTGGCAGATGGTCCGATGATGGATGGGATGTCTTCGGGGGAGAACCTTGACAGCTCAACCTTCTTAGACACCACCGGGGAAACCTTCACCTGGTCCTTCACTGGGTCCTTCACCGGGTCCTTCACCTGGTCCTTCACTGGGTCCTTCACTGGGTCCTTCACCGGGTCCTTCACTGGGTCCTTCACTGGGTCCTTCACCTGGTCCTTCATCTGGTCCTTGACCGGGTCCTTCACTTGTTCTTTCGCAGACATTTTCTCTTCCTTAAAATTGATCGGTGGTATTCTTATTCTCAACTATTCTTTCTTATTCTCTTTCTCTTTTTAATACTTTGTTGTTAAAGCAACAATCAAATTTTTTTCGAAAGATTAAAATATTTAACAATTTATAATTATGAACGAGAATACGAAAAAAATAGCATACTATATTTTAACATTACTTCTTGTCATTAGCAATGTGGGTATGTTATACGATAGTTATACGACAGGAGAAGATGAAGGTGATAAAGAAGATAAAGAAGATAAAGAAGATAAAGAAGATAATAAAAATGAAATATTAATATTAGTATCTATTCAGATTATATTCTCCTTAATTATTATCCCAATCCTCTCGCGGCTAGCTTCAATTTCAATTGAGAATAGTGTAATGATTAATTTAGGAATTTCGGCTATTATTCTCTTTATTCATGAAATATTGTTTTCAATTAAGGGCAATATAAATTACAACATTTTTTCCCCTTGGTACAGTAATTATCAATTTAGATCCGAAGCACCTTCACAATTCGTTTTTGATTCCATGAAATTATTTAAAGTTTCGTATTTGATTTTAATGATTTTATCGTTAACATATGCCGAAAATAAAATTGCATCTGTTTTTATAGTAATAGTATTCGGTCTCCTTTTCCAAGTCTTAAATAATGCGATACTATATTCATTAAGTAATAAAGAAGTAATTCCGTCTGTATTTATGTATCTCGATGAATATATGAAAAATAGTAATATGGACGATAAAACTAAACTGGGTACATTTTTTGAGATAATGGGTATACTGAGATTAGCTGTTATATTTACAATATCTATTATAATTGCCTATCATTTTAAAGTTAAAGGAAGACTTGTTGAGTTTCTGGGAGCATTTACATTAATATTCACAATTTTAATTGCTCTATGGCAATTATTTATAGGAGATGAATGTATATTAAACAGGACATTAAATCAATATAAGGGGTCATATACTGATAATATTGATAATAAATATACACAGATGACCCAGGGATCACTTCAAGAAATAGCACAAGCACAAGGGGGTGCATTTTTTAATATAGCATTACTATTATTCGCTATATTTATAGGAGATAAACAGAACTAATTAAATGTAATAAACGCTTGGTAATGACCAACTTTTACCAAGTTGCCAATGTTTTAAAGCATATGATTCCGGATATTTATCACACGGAAATTTTATAAAACCTTTTTTCTTAATTCTTTTTTTATTTTTAGTTCTTTTTTTACTATGACATTTATTTTTACCTGATTTACGATATGGGGGATCAACACCCTCCGAATACTCCTCTACGAAAGGATAAAAATATTTAGTAGGATATATATAATGATTATCACTTAAATTAATACCACTTCTTAAATAATGAGGTCCTGTCTGAAAATCAACATATGGACTCGAAAAATCAATACTATTTAAAAAACTCTTAGAAAGAAGTCTTTTCAATATTGGAGATTTCGGGATAGCACCGAAAAAAGAATTACTCAAGAAAGGCATTCTTTTAAATCTAGGAACCTCATTACATCCAACGAATTTATATTTTTTATTTAAAAGATTATACATCTGTTTTAATATCTCAAATGTAGTATCAAAATAAAAACCTCCTTCTCTATATACAATTTCCAAACGCATTAAATCGGTGATCTGCGCCCATTTAGAATGTAAAAAAGGTTTTTTATTTTTATCTCTCATTATATTACCACCTAATTCTTTTTCTTCCCGCATTGGTTTCCCTTGATATTTTTTCGCTTTTTTAATATATTCATGTGTTAGTGGGAAATGTTTTTTATTTAATTCTTTATTTCCCCATATTCTAATTTCAAATTGAGGCATATTTTCTTTAAAAGATTTTAAAAAATATTTCATGTAATCGGGTTGTTCTCCACCAATCCAGATTAAGTGAACTTTTTTAGGTATAGGAGATTTCCACTCTTTCATGGTATATAATATGAATTATATATTATATATGAATAGCCTCTAATAATAATTTCTCCATCGTTTCTTTTTCTATTTCACTTTTACCTCTTAAATTATATGTATCTATTAATTTTTCGATATGTTTATCGTGATAAGATTTTAAACGATTAGAAAGAACATTCTTTAATTGAATTATATTTATTTCTATTTTTTCTTTATTACTTAAATTATCTTTACTATCCAAGTTTTCTTCATAATCTTCTGTCATAATATCCTGAATATCTGATTCAGAGAAATCATCTTCTATTTCTTGTTTCTTTAATTGGGAATGTAAGTGAATTATTTTCTTTTTCAACATATCATTTTCTTGTTTTAATTTATTATTATTCATATTTTCCAATTGTAATCTATCATAATTATCTCTTAAATTTTTATTTTCCGATTTTAATTTTTCTAATTCACCTTGAATCGAACTATTTAATATAATCTGATCATTTAATTTCTCAATTTCACATTTTTGTTCTTGTATTTTTTCATCTTTTTCAGGGATAATATTTAATTTTCTTTTTAATGACAATATTTCCTCTTGTAGAGAATTTATTCTATTGTTATTATTTTCAAATGATTCTTTTGAATTTAATAATATATCAGTATCGAAACGATTTACAGGTTTATTATCTAAATCGGAAGCTTTCGTATTGTTACTGTACGCGGTCCTCGTTAAATCGTTCATAGAATTTAAAAAAATATTTTCATTAGCATACTTTTTTAAACCAGGTTTTTCCATAGTAATAAAATTTAAAATAATATTAAAAGGTAAATTTAAACTAATTTTAAACTAATTTACGAAAGCAGATTTCAATGTTTCCGTGAAACTTTTTTCTTTTTTTCCTCTACCCTTTCTTTTAACTTTTTTCTTAGTTCTTTTTTTAACCTTCTCTTCACCCGTGAAACTGATAGGTCTAGTTTCACTGTGTGCAACATCTTTCGTTTTTCTATGAGTTCTCTTTTGTTGTTTATCTAATTTTCTTTTTAATTCTTTATTTCTTTTTATGTATTTCTGTCGTTCCATTAAATATAATTTTTCTTTTTCTTGCATGCTCATTAATTGTTCTTTTAATTCCTTGCTACCTTCAATGATTTTACCCTCTTCCGATTTTATTTCTGATAATAGACTTTTATTTCTTTCATTCATAAGAACAAGTTCAGCATATTGTTTATCCTGTATTTCTTTTTTTTTCTTTAATTTCTCAATTGTATCCATTAATAATTTCCTTTTCTGATCAACCAATTCACTATGACCCGCTTTATAGGAAGTTAATTCCGCTAAGGATGAATCCATTGTCTTTAATACTAATTCCTTATCTTGTTTTAGTCTATCTATTCTTACCTGATCGGCTTGTGATTTTTCTTGTAATTCTCTAAGTCTTTTTTGTACTTTCGATTCTCTTTCTTCTTTCAATTGTTCTTCTTTTTTTCTAGTCTCATCTCTTTCTGCTTCCAATTTCTCTAATTTTTCTAATTCTTCTAATTTTTTCGCTTTACCTTCTTCTGTATCTTTAGAATCTTTTATATCTTTCTTTAATTTTTCTTTTAATTCATCGCTTTTCTGTTTTTCTTGTTTATTTTTTTCTTCTTTTTCTTTTTCTTTCTGTAATTTCTGTTCTTTTTCCTTATTAATTTTATCTAATTCACCTAATATTTCTCTAATTGCGAGTCTAAATGATCTCTTTTCTAAACTATTTAATTTATTTTTTGTACAGAATACTTCTATAGCGTCATCATTGCCTCTTAAAACCTCAAAGTCCTTAAATTGTAGTTTATCAATACGACCTTTACTGCCGAATGTTTCAAGGATTATTTTCCATATCCTATTCGGATCTGTATATCCTATACTTTTCCCAGCTAGACCATATTTTTCAAATATCTTGTATATTTTTTTTATTTCACCTCGTAAAAAAGTATAACTAACCGTCCCATAACTCTCTATGTCCTCCTGTTTTTCTAAAATAGCTTTTAATTTTTTTGATACGCTCTCATATTTTTTAATATATATCTCTATTTCGTCTAATCTACATCTTAGGATTCCATAAGAACAGAATAATTCAACTTGGCGTTCTTTTCCGTATTTATCCACAGTAAATCTAAATAATTCGTTTTCATCTATATGTGTTAAAATTTCATTGAATTTATTCCTTTCACCATCTTTATCTTTTAATTCTCTCAATGTTGCTATTACTTTTACGGAGGTACCTGATCCTGATTCTCTTAATTTTCTAATCATCTCTTCTTTCTTGCTCTTTAATTGAGTTAGGTCCTTTATCTGTGTATCTAAATCACGTTTAATAGTGTCTTTTTCACCTTTTAAAATATTTATTTTACTAGTAATTTCTACGATATTACCTTCACCATCATCATCAATATCAATACCCAGTATTGTAGCATATTTATCTACAATTTTAGGGTTAATCCTGTAATATCTACTACGACTTATTGCATTATCCCACTTACTAATAAAACTATTGAAAATATCAAATTGTTTCTTAGCATCAGTCGAGGGATCCGAATCAGCCACTAACTTAGCTAAACCCTCATAATCCTTTTGTATAAATGTTAAAGATTCCAATTCAGGTATATAAGTTTTCAATTGCATATATTCAGATTGAAATTCTGAGGGTATATATGTTTTACCTGTCTTATCAGTTATAGTATTTCCATATTTAGATAATATTTGAATAACATCTAATTTTGTATCATTTTTAATTTTTTCTTGTTCTTTATTTACCTCCTTATAAAAATAAGTATCTTTAAAATAAGTATACAGCCCATCTACATCCGATATCTTTTTATCAACATCATCTTTCACATGTTTTATCCCTAAATTGAGAGTATTTGTTGTCGCCTCATATTCTTCTATTTTTTTTTGTATTTTATCTATTTCACCAGGATCTTCTTTTTTAGAAATTTTTCCGTATAAGGATTGAGCCCTTGTTTTTAATTTATCCATTATTAATTTACTAATATAATAATGGATATATTAAAATATTATAATTAAATACTATAATTAAATACTATAATTAAAATCATTATTCTTCTTAATTTTCATAGATCCTGATTATATTACACATTTAAACCTAGGAGACAACAGCAGGGACCGGACCAGAGAAATATTCATTTATATCTAAATCTTCATCCCGGAACATTGCTTTATATTTATCACGATCACCGGGGATTAGGTTTTCCACTTGTCCTTTCGCCTGAACTAATATATCAGCCATAGATCGTCCAAGAATAGATATTCTTATAAATTTCGAAATATAATCGGACAATTTTTTCCCTGGTGCAATGTCATTAATTATTCTTAATAATCTTATAAAATTATCAACAGTTACGCGATATAAATGACATATTATAGCGAAATCTAAAATCTGTTCATATAGATTTTTATCTTTATGTGTTTCAAAAAGCAAGTTACCCTCGGGTATACTCTTAATATTATCTTTTATACCCTTAATATGTTGTAAAGCTCCAATCTCTTCCTCATATGATAAAGGTTGTCCATTACTATTGAGAATACAAAATTTATCCCCTGCTATTCTAACGGAAGATCTTTTTCTCTGGTCTATTTTAGACTTATAATCTGTTAATTGCGGGGGCAAATCAATATTGTAATCAGAACATACCCCTATTAAATCATTTTTAAATTTAGATATCTCATCCTTTAAAAGTTTCTCATATTGCCCTTTTTCTGCCCTTAATTTACCGATTTCAGAATTTACACCATCTGAACTATCAGAACTACCCGAAGATCCAGTTGAAACAGGTACAGACGCTTGCGCCTGCTGTGCTTGGGCCTGCTGTGCTTGTGCCTGCTGTGCTTGTGCCTGCTGTGCTTGTGCCTGCTGTGCTTGGTCACGCTGTG